AGTGTGCTCGTACGCATTTCTGTTCTCCCTGCTTAAAATTACGAAGGAAGCAACGGAACGGAATACCATGTGGTTGCGTCGTAAGCGACAAGCATCAGCGAGACCAAGGATGCGACCGAAAAGGCTGAGTCTACAGCGATCGCATTGATGGCGTCGCCCGTAGCTGGCCAAATCTTCAAGACGGCAGCAGCGCCATTCTTGATGATGACCACTTTACCAGCGGCAGCAGCCGGAAGCACGACACCCTTGGTGGCGTCAGCCGCGCTTACGAGCGTGAAGCCAGTGGTCAGAACGCCAGCGTCAGCAGCAGTCGTACCAGCAGCAGCGACAGTAGCGGTAGGGATAACAAGGTTGCCCGTGACCGTACCGGTGACGGCACCGACGAAACCCCCTGTAGATGTAACTGGACCGGAAAAAGTAGTCGAACCCATCAGGGTCTCCTGCACGATTGAGCCCTGTAGTCTGTGCAACGTCCGCCGGGACGGTCCACAGGGCGAATGACCCCGGTATTAAGACACTCTACATAAAAAAGGGGAGGCTCGCAAGCCTCCCCTCCCCGGTACGCTCGCGGGAGCGTTATGCGCCGGGGGATCCGAAGATGGCGCGGGGATCGCTCCAGCCGAAGCAGTAGCGTTCACGAGCCTTGTAACGGACGTTACCCGTATCGAAGTCACCTTCCATGGCAGTCTTCAGACCAACGCGGTTGAAGTGCTTGAGGCCGTTGGGCGCATCGGTCTTGATAAACCAAGCGTCCGGATCGGTCAGGAAGTGGTTGATGGCCGTTCCACCCTGGAGGTAGCCCATGCTCTTAAGTGCGTTCAGGTCATTGTCAGCAGTGCTGGGACGCAGAGCGCTTTTCAGAACACGTTCAGCGGTGAACATCAGGGCTGTTGGGATGATAAGCTTGACACCGCTGATCTGCATCAGGATGCCGCGCTCGTCAACCATGGCAGCAATGTCGATCATCGCCTGTTCCAAGGAGGTTTCGTTCAAGTCGGCCGCAACGATCAACTCGTTTGCCCACGTTCCACCAGCAGCGAGCGGGTGGTCGGTAGCGAGCAGTTCCTTGCCATCACCACCAGCGAAAGCAGCGGTGAAGCCGTTGTTGAGGATGGAAGCGGCCTTGACCTGCTTCGTGTGAGCCATCGAGCGCGAAAGCGACTTGGTGTAGCGCGAGCTGAGCTTGTCATAGAGGTTGTCCTCAATGGCTTCTTCAGTGATCGCGAAACCGAGTGCAACGGTCTCGTGGGTGTAACGAGCAGTCCAGGCTTCACCAGCCGAGTCGTAGGCGATACCTTCGCCTTCGCGCTTGACAGGTGCCATGCCGAAGCCGTAGGTGAGAAGCTCTTCCTCAAAGGCTCGGTCAGAACCTTCAGTGTCGAAAATCTCAGTATGCTCTTCAGCGTACCGCTTGTATTCCTGGCCGAACAGAGCGTTCAGGCCGGGTTCGAGTTCCCTAAGGAGTTGAGAGCGTGAAATAGCCATTTGCCATTACTCCTTAGATGCCGGTTGTGGCACGATAGAAGTGGACGTTCAGCTGAACGATAGCCAGACGGCCTGCGGACAACGGATCGTTATTCAGCGGCGAATCGTCGAAGCCGTGAATGCGGAGGTTGAGAGCAGCAGTCGTGTTGGCAGTCGAAACAGCCAGCTCGCCGAGAGACACGTTAGTAGTCGCGTTCCCGGTAACACCAGTCGCGAGGTTCGCGTTGGCGTGGATGATGGTGTCCGCAGCAGCCGCGTCGCAGTTGATGAGGAACAGCATATCCGGGTCGTCATAGACCATGGCCCAAGCCTCACTGCCAGACTTGACGGCAGCAGTTCCGGGCCACTTGTTGTTGAAACGAGGCTTACCCTCGAGGTCGATGTAGTGAGCTCCCCAGAATACGCCGAGCCACGGAACGGTGCCACCAGCAGCGGTAGCAGTCGCGTCGATGAGGCCCGTTGTAAGCGGGATAACGGCCTGACCCTGATAGAGGACACTCGTCGTACCGGCAGCGCCGGAGGTCTGAATGCGGTGTGCCGTGGCCCCATGGGGCATCGGGCGACCGCCGAGCATCTTATAGGGGCGAAGACCGAAGGCTTGGTCTAGATTAGCCATTGGCTAAAACCCTTTTCCTATGACCAAGAGCAGGATTACTCTTGGTTTCCGAAGGTTACTTTGGAACGCCGCTCAGGTTTGCTGATCGGCATGATCGAGTTCGATTCCCGCATGAGGTCATTATCAACAGCAGTCATGCGCTCGCTTGTCTGCGTGTTGTAATACTTCTTGCGTTCTTCAACAGTCTCAAGAGGAATGCGGCACAGAATCAAGCCACCGACGCCGATAACACCGGCCATCTTACCGTCCTGGATAGACGGTAGGTGGAAGTCTGGGAATTCCTCTGCGCGTACAGGCTCAAAGCCCTCGCGAAGTCGTGCGGAAAAGTTCTTCCGATCATCCTCTCCACCGGCTTCGTATCTAACCCACCGATGGACGTAACCCTCCGGAGGAGGGGGCGCTGCGAGAGACGACGGGGGAGCCCACGGCTTGCGCTGTTGCTCCTTTTCACGGGTCTCTTCAGAACGTGGGGTCTTGTCAACCATGACTATTCATACCTTATGAGTTGAGCTTTCGCAACTGACTTGCATAATCTTCAAGAGAAACGCCCAAACGGCGGGCGATAGCGACTTGGCTTTGGGTCAACTTGACCTTGTTCTTGGAGGCAGGCCGACCAGCATCAGTAGGCCGACCACCCGCCACGGTCTGCGTGGCGGTGCGTTCCTGACGCTCTTCAGTGATCTCACGCTTGAAACGGCTCGGGTACGCGGCGCGCATCCGGCCATTTAGCTCCTTGTAGTAGTCGTCGGAGCCAAGCTCAAAACCTTCCTCAGCAAGTGAATCGTGGAACACGAACGCAGCCTTGGTCATGTTCGCGTCGGTACCAAACCACTCATTCTTCTCAGCCCAAGCCTGAGCCTTGGGGTCGGGCTTGACCTCAGGGACCTGCGGTTGAGCCGGGGCTCTACGCTCAGGCTCCTCTCCAGCCGGGTTGGCCTTTTCCCAGTTTTCGATGTTCTGCTTGGCTACCCGGACCTTTTCGTCCTCAACCGCCAGTCTGGCGAGATCAGCCTGAAATTCGGCCTGCTTTTCACTGTCACCGTTTTCAATGGCAGCTCGGAGCAGCTCGTTGGTTCGGGTACGCTGTAGCTTCAGCCGGTGCTCGTACTCACCGGCAAGGTGCTTGTCCGACTGGACACGGCCCTTCTTCAGCTTGTCGTTTTCCTCCTTGTACGAGGCAGCGATCTTTACCGCCTCGTTTAGCTGGCGCTCAGCCTCGCGGGCTTTGAACGTGAGCTTGCCAAGTCGCTTTTTGACGGAGGCCGAATATCCGGCAATGTCTTCTTCCTCGTCAGAGCCTTCTCCAGCTGGGCTTTCCGGCTCTTTTGCGGTGGAAGTTTTTTCAACTGTGGGGGCGGTTTTTTCGTCGTCTGAGAAGGTGACTTCGACTTCATCGCCCTCATTCATCTCCAGGTCTTTTTGGTCTTCCATGACTTGCTCCTGCGGCCTTAGATAAAGGTGATATCTTCAGGGTCCGCTATGGTTGCGATGACCTCGTCATCGTTGATAATACGGACGTCGCCATCTTCAATCTTGAAGCGGGCTCCGGCATAGCGCCCGATGATGATCCAATCACCGACCTTGCACCATGGCTTTGAGAACTTCGCCTTGTCGGCATAGCAGTCTTCGCCCATTTTAATGACGTATCCTGCAACTGTCGCCAAGCGGCTGCGCTCCCGGTTTTCCTCAGGAATAACGATACCACCCTTTGTGACGGCACGGCCCTGATATGGGAGGATTAGAATGCGATAGCCAGCCGGGGTGGGCAGGCGATCAACGTAGGTTTGTGGGAGTTTGGTTGGGTCAAGGACCCGGTCTTCTACGCGAACGTAGGCTTTTTGTAGAGGGTCTAGGCGGTCCGCTGTCTTTTTCGCCTTGACGTCATCCGGAAGAATCAGCGTCGTCATCGTCAGAAAATTCCTTTTTACGCAGTAGGATTATTTTCTCCTCCATCTGCTTCATGCTGAGCAGCTTACCGCGCAGCACCAAGAAGGTGGAGAAGTCTGGGACCGGCCCTACTGTAATAGCGGTCTCCAGAGACAGAATGTCTGCACGGACATCCTTAAGCAGTCTGTCGAGCATGTAAAGGACTTTCTTTATTTCTTCCAGCCACAAAGCTCCTTGCCGACAGCATTATGCTCTACAGCTTGGTTCTGTGTTTCGCGGGTATCCTTGCCAGACCAACGGAACGGTTCTGCTACGGCGCAGAACGGCGCTTTACTAATCGCGCTTGAATCCGTCATCGGGGAGAGACTGCCCGTCTGGCACGCGCTTAGAAGCAGTGCGAGCAGCGTCGCGGGCAGCAGTAGCTTTCTTAATCTCATCAGCTTGTTTCCTGAATACGTATTCGACAAGCTTCTGCTCAGCCTCGGTAATGAGCTTACGCTTCTCGAGGTAGGAGTAGAGGCTGGTGATTAGATTCACCAGCCCCAGGAGTATCGTCGCCCAAGTGGTAATCAAGTTACGCAGCCGGGGGAGTCGTAGGCTTGCTGAAGTAGGACCAGACCAGACCGGCGAGGGTAACAATCGCGCCAGCAGCCTGCTCCATCACGCCGGAGTCCATCCAGCCATTGGCTACGAGGAAGCCGCCGCCGAACGTGAGCAAGTGACGAAAGAAGGACATCGAGAAGGACATCAGTAACATCTCCTGGCCCACGGACTATCCGTAGGGCATTTTTGAACCATAAAACATTGAGTGATCAAAAGCTAGTGGGGTCACTTTAGAAACCCCAGAGTCTTCCTCAGCCAGCTCCTGTGACACAGGCGCGGGCTGATTTGCCGCGTACGAACCGGGCTCGTACGAAGTGTCAGCCCCGTATGGGCCGCGAAGGTGAGCGTCACTGGCGTTGTAGATGCCAGCCAGACCCTTACCGACTGTAGGCCCGCCCAGAAGCCCGGACAGCGAGTTGACCATACCAAAGGGACCGGCAACCATGCCGAACAGGGCGTTTCCGCCCAACTCCAGCGCCTTCCCAGCGTAAGGGACGTCCTTACGCTCACCGACATAAGGGGTGCCTGTCGCGGGCGCACCGCGAGAAACCGGGGTTCCAGGAGCCACCGGGGCCGTCGGCTGGATAGCCTGTGTGACCTGTTGGGGTGCCTGAGGAGCCTGTGGTTGGGGGGCCTGAGGAGCGTACTGGTTCTGAGCCTGAGCCACCGCTGGCGGAGCAGGAACATCCTGTACCGGAGGCAGGTCCGGCATTTCAGAGAACAACGAGCGCGGCTGACCGGGGGGAGGAGCTGCCGCTGGCGGAGTCATCGCCGCGACCGGGGCCGCAGGCTGAGGGTTCATTTCCTGATTGAGCCGTGCTGCCATGGCGTCAAAGTCAGGGTTTGCCGCCAGAGCGCGGTTGGTCGCGTAGTTGATGCCAGTCTGTTCCCGATGGGTAGTGATTAAATTGTTAAACGCGTCCATAGCGGGAGAGCGGCTGGCCGGGATACTGCCATCGTCTTCAAGGCCCGCGTGATACCCGGCAGGAGCAGCAGGGGCCTGACCAGCCGCCACCGCCGAGAAGTCCTTACGGCCATGCTCAGTGTTGTAGTTGTCGTACACCGAGTAGTCGTTGGCCATGTCGTAACGCTGGTCGGGGCCAAGGTTCTTGGTACCATACTCGCGGTCGCCATACAGCCCTGCAACATCAAAGCCGGTGTCGCCGATGGCATGGCTAGGGGCCTCCTGGCGGAAGTCCTTGTTGGCAAAGTCCCCGTAGTCGCCCGGAGGTGCCTCGGCCCTAAAGGTGTCGGGCGCGGGGTCGAGGGAACCCATCTCCCGGCTGCTGAAGCCGTAGGGACTAGGCGCGGTGTCACCAACCCAGTCACGCGCGGGGGCGCTCGGGGGCGTGGGAGCTCCCTCAACTGTGCCTGTGGCACCCGCTCGGCTAGGGACACCATTTGCCATGTAGTCATTCAACCGATCGGCGAACGCATTACCGTACCCACCGATCGACATCCCATTTGAGGGGTCTATTCTGCCTGTCAGGCCAACGGCACCCGGTCCACCGAACCATGCCTGAGCAGCACCTACGGGTCCATATCTATCAGCAAGGCGACCGAATTCGCCCTTGAACACAGCATCCTGAGCCTTGGGGTTCTGAGCAAACTGAGCGGGGGTCATACGTGTCCCGGTGTATTTCTCAGTCCAGTTAGGGATGTTGAAGTCCATGACGCCATAAGCGCCATAGGCATTATCCCCCTTTTTCGACGGAGGGTGTGTAATTCCGTAACGCCCGCCGAAGCTTTCCTGGTCCTTGATGGCCTGAGCAGCCGCTTCCAGCATACCAGCTCGCCCATGCGCCGCCATCGCCCCTTCAGACGGGGGCTGGGAGTTTAGCGTCAAGGCAGAGTCATGTATGGCTTGGTCCATAGTGTCGCTCTTGAACGCGCCTACAATCGAGTTGTAGTCAGCGATAGGAGCCGACGCCATGGTAGCCTGAGGAGCGCTGTAGCCCGGAATAGCCGACTCGTCCATGTTGGGGACGGTGCCAGCCGCGACGTTGGTAAACCCCTGAGGGTTGGCCGCGAAAGCGCCGTAATTGTCGCTGTTGTAGCCCAGAACGTCGTTGAGAGTGTCGGTGCCGGTAGTCAGGCCGAGCCCGAACATCCCCCCTTCAGAGCCAATAATACCACCGGACGTGAGATCGTCTCGGCTGAATCCCATGTCTGTTCCGCCGCCCATTCCAGAGCCGCCATAATCGGTAGTTCCCATAGGACCGTCGACGGTGCCGCCGAACCCGCTGAAATTTCCACCGCCTCCACCATCGTACCCGCCGTAGTTTGACGCACCCGCAGATACGTCGGTTTGTCCACCGGCATATTGACCACCGCCGTCATTATAATCTACGCCTCCTGTTTGCCCGTTAGGGGTGGAAGCTCCAAAGTCACTG